GTACGGCCCACCCCATCGCAGGCCCATTGCGGTGCCTGCCACAACACGTTCTCCGGCACATCCCTATTCGATGCGCACAGGTTCGGGGACACCGACCACCGGGGGTGTTGGCCACCCACCCACATCCCCACCAACACCCGCACCCACCAACCCACACCCGTACGCCAAGACCGTGGTGTGTGGCGGTACGACGTACCACGTACGCATGCCATTGCACCCACAACACAGAGCCATAGCCAGACGAACACACCACATCTATAGTCAGACATGGGTGACCGCACCTCATCCGTTTAGAGATGAACCCTTAGGGAGACCCAATCATGGGCACCATGCAATGCGCAGCCACACAGACATGCAAGGTCGGCGACTACGCACACCTGCGCCGCATGAACAGCGCACACCGAGACCTGGGCAACCCGCCCATGCCCACCCACCGATGCGGAATGGACGTCGAAGACAAGGGATCGTTCATCATCCAACACGTCGGCGTACCCCACCGTTGCGTCCACTGCGGATACGAATGGGCACACGTCGACATCGGCACCATCACAGGGGGGGAAGGGCCTTCACGTGAACACACAGTGACGGAAACCCCGCGCCCCGTCCCCATTTCTCTCCCTGTACCTGAATACAAGGCCGGGGAGACGGACACGACGCAGTCCGACGAGGACAACGACGAGTTCGACGGGTTGCCCTTGCACATGATCCGGCCGGCGGACGAGGGCCGGGTGTACGGGGCGCGGATGCCGGAGACGTCGGCGGTGGAACAGGCGGCGGAGCGCGCCGATAGCCTGGTCGCGTTGTGGCAACGCACGTACGACCTGGTGGGGTTCTTGGCGCAGGAACTGTCCACGGTGGCGGAACGGGTGACAACGGGCGACGCGGACCGGGACACCCGGCTGGCGGAAGCGTCGTTGGCGTTGGCGGGCACGGTCATCGACTTGCACAAGGTGCGGTTGCAGATGCAACGGTTCCGGCCGATGCGGGACGTGGACGTGGTAGCCGCGTTGCGGGATCTGACGGTGTCGGTGTCGCGGCTGCGGATGGCGGTGATCAAAGACGAGGCGAAACCCGCGTCGTACCTGGTGGACGGTCTGGAACCACACGAGTTCGTTCCGTCGGGTGACGCGGACAACGGATGCACGTTCGTGGCGTCCGGGCCGATGTTCCCGGACGGCCGCCGGGTGTGCGGGTACGCGGCCAACGCGCAGATCCACCGGCGCATGTTGCGGATGGGCAAGAACGACGCGCCGGCCCCGGCGGACGTGCCGTCCACACGCGACACCGACCCGTTGCACCGGGGGACGACGGCCGCTCGCCCAACGCCGGACCACTACGACGTGAGACGCCAATTGGCCGGGGCGGAACGGGTCGTGGACCTGGCGCGGGCCACGGTCGATGAGATCGTCAAGACGTACCGCAATGTGCAGGTCGGTACGGCGTTGCGCGAAGCGGTGGCGGACTACGACGCGCAGTACCCGGGGCGTGATGCCCGATGACCCCGGCCCAGTGGGCGGCGTTCGGTTGGTGCGTGGAATGTTCGGCCGCGCCGGGTGAACCGTGCGTTGCGGTGTGGGGGAAATCGACCACGCAGTTGGTGACCGGCGGCCCGTTGGAGACGCCGCACCCGCAACGGTCGGTGTCGTTGATGCCGGCCGACGCGGCGTCCATGCTGGAAGACCTGGTGGACCTGTCGATCAAAGAAGGTGTGACGGTCGGGCCTGACGACACGTTGGTGTTGCGTCTCGACCCGGACAACATGCTGGGCGAGGACGTGTCGGCCGAACTGAATCAGATCCGCGAGTTCATGCAGTCCAAGGTGCCGAACGGCGCGCGGGTGGTCATCATCGCGGCACCGGGCCAATTGGCCGTGGTCCGGGCACCCGGGCGCGGGCCGGACGGCGGGCAGCACATCGCGGCGTCGGGCGGCATGTGATGAGTTCAACCCTGAGTCACCGTCCGAGGTGGACGATTCTGGTCCTCGACATGGAAGCCGCGAAATGGTCCGCCCACGGTTGCATGACGAATCGGCCCGAAGCCGATCGCCGCGCGGCCAAATGGAACAGGCATTTCGCGGCCATCGGCCGGATCAACGCGACGGCGTACGTGGTGCGGCTGCAACCGGCCACGGCAGAGGAACGCGATGAGACGTGGCCGGCGCGATGAGGACATACGCCGAGATAGCCGCTGACGCGCGGCCCGGTGCCGCATTCAGCAACAGCACGTGCTGGGAGGTCTGGGCGACCGGACCATCCGGTTGCTACACCTGCCGCAACGACGGGATGGGGTTGGGCCGCGACGAACCGTCGTGCCCGATCTTCTCCGTGTCGTTGATCGAACGGACCACCCCGGCGGAATGGCAGGAACGCTCACCGTTGTCCGTCCAGGACTACGTGTGCAGCGAATATGACCGGCGGCCAGACGATGACCCCGGTGACGAACCGGCACCACCGGACCCGGGACCCCACCCGGGCCAGCTCGACATATTCGACGTGTACGCCGACCAGGTCATCCAGGCGACGTCCACACAACAACTGGAGGCACAGAGATGACGTATCCGATCAACGGTCCCGGACAGTGGGCCAGGCACGGCGATTACAACGACGACAACCTGCCGCGACGGGAACCGACCCCGTTGGCCGAGGCCGAGACGGGCCAGATCTACACCGGCACCGACGGGCGGTACGACGACGCCGCACAGGCGTTCCGGGACCGGTGGGCCGAAGCGGGGAACCGACCGGCGGAAGTCCTGTACGAGATGCCCGAAACCAACGTGACGATGCTCGAAGGTCCGAACACGCCGCCGTGGAACGGGTTCGACACGTTCCTGCGCCGGGCGTTGATGATCGGCGGCAACATCGTCGTGTGGGCGGCCATCGTCATGTCCGTCCTGTTGGCGCTCGGATCGGGGTACCTGCTGTCCAAGGTGGGTAGCGACGGGGCCGCCGTGACGCCGCCGTCGTACGAACAGCCGTCTGCCGACTGCAACCCGGACAACCTCGAGGGTTGCTGATGGGCGAGACACCGGCGTACGGCCCGGTGGAGACGGCGTTCCGGGCGTGGGTCACCACGCTCGGGGCGTTGTCCCCGCGCCAGACCGCCGAGGCGGAAGTCCTGTACCGGTTGGCCGCTGAGATGGACCTGAAGACGGAGCGGCCAGCCGCCGCGTACGGGACGTTGCGGCGTGCCATCACGGCCACGGCCAACGAACTACGGGACGCCAAGAACCTGTCCCACGGCCAATCACCGGTGCCGTCCAACGTGGTGCCACCGGACGCCGTGGAAGCCGCGCGGTTGTCCCGCTCGCAGAGACGAGGCGAGGTGTCATGACCGCAGACCAACTCGACCTGTTCGCCATGCCGACGTCCACGTTCGACAGGGGTCGGCAATGGACAGTCCGCGAGTTGGGTTCGGCCGGCGGCAAATTCGAGACGGCACGCGGGTGGGTGGAACGGTGGCACTACAGCCGTCGGATGCCCGGCGGTGGCACCCGCACGTTCGGGGTGTTCTCGATTCCCAACAACGTCCACGGCATCGCCACGAGATACGGATTGCACCCATGGCAAGGCAACATCGAGATCAGCCGGGTGGTTGCGCACCCCGATGCACCCGCGAATACGGCTTCACGCGCGGTGGCGGCTCTATTGAAGCTGTACGGGTCGCGGGGTTACGAATGGTTGTTCTCCTACGCGGACACCGGGCAAGGCCACCACGGCGGCATCTACCAGGCGTTGAACGGTGTCTACCTCGGTACGAGTGGTGAACGACCCGGATACCTGTTGAACGGCGAACCGGTCCATCCGCGTTCGTTGGTGTCGACGTACGGCACACAAGCATGGCCGGCCATCCGGGACATCATCGCCACCCGGACCGGCAAGACGTTGGAACGCGTCGACGGCCTCAACACGGCGAAACACACGTACGTCCTGTTGTGCGGCAACAAGACCAGCCGGCGCGAGATTATGAAACACCTGAGATCGGCTGATCTGATCAAGCCGTACCCGAAACGATCCACTGAGGAAGGTTCACCATGAACAAGTTCATCCGCGCCCTGATCGTCGCCGCTTTGGCGGCCGGCGGCATCTTCTACGCCACGCCCGCGTTCGCCATGGTCGGCCAGGCCGGCTACATCACGTTCTGGGACGGGTGCACCGGCGGCAGCAGCACGAACCACACCGTCGGCTACTGCGGTGCGGCGTGGCCGATCCCCGGCTCCCGGACCCGCAACGTCTGCTACTCGGTGCCGACCGGCAGCAACGACCGGTGGTCGGCGTTCAGCAACAACTCTGGCCACAACGTGGACGTGTACACCGCCGGTGAGTGCGGCGGTTCCCGCGCGACCCTGTACAACGGGACCGAGACCGGGCAGCTGACGGCCGCGTTCAACAACACGATCTCGTCGTACGCCGTTCGGTAACGGTGGCATCATGAGCCGAACGGCCCCGGCACTCACCCCCGTGGTGCCGGGGCCGTTCTCTATGCAAGGGGGCACATCGTGAGCATGGGCAGCGACTGTTGGGCGCACCGGCACCGGGAATTGGTGCCCATCGAGGTGCATCACGTCTGGCCGAAAGGCGAGGGCGGCCCGGACCACAAGTTCAACAAGGTCCGGGTGTGTAGCAACGCGCACAGCGCCACGCATGACCTGTTGGCCCGGATGAAGGCGGCCCACACCGACCGGTTGCCGTGGCGCACCATGCGTGGCTACGGATGGAAAGTGCGCCGTCTCGCGCGTGCCGGCTACCAGGCGACCACGGAACGCCGGGTCGTCATCCCGTGACCCCGGCCCGATGCGACCGTCCGCCCGCCGGTTGGTCTTGCAAGAAGACGCGCGGCCATGATGGGCCGTGCCCGGCATGGCCGTCGTGGTGGATGCGTGCGTGGATGCGGGTCAACCGGTGACGACCGTCTACGGTGTCCAGACGCCGACGTACCGATGGGCGACCGATTGGCGCACCTCGGCCGGCGTGGAAGCCGTCCAGTTCTCGGCGGCCAACGGATTGGTACTCGATCCGTGGCAAGGCAATTTCTTGCACGATTCGTTGGCGGAGGACGACGACGGCAGCTGGCTCAACAATGAGGCCGGTGTCATTCTGGGAAGGCAGAATGGTAAGGGCTCCATCATCGAAGCGCGGCAATTATCGGGCGTGTTCCTGTTCGGCGAGAAATTGCTATTGCATTCGGCGCACCAACAGAAGACCAGCAACGACGCATTCAACCGGATGTTGGCCATCGTCCAATCGTCGCCTGATCTGGACCGGCGGTTGTTCGCCGTGTCCCGGTCGAAAGGCGAGGAGGGCTTGACGTTCAAACTGAAACGGCAAGACCGGTTCGGCAATGCGCAGGACTACATGGCCCGTATCCGGTACATGACCCGCACCGGGTCCGCCGGCCGTGGCCTTACCCGGGCGGACGTCGTATTCCTCGATGAGGCCATGATTCTGGACGAAGGCCCCGTCGCGGCGTTGCTGCCCACCATGGCCACGATGGGACGCGGGTGGCAGGTCTTCTACACGGCGTCGGCCGGGGACCGTCGGCTACCTACCGGGTCGCGCGTTCTCGCCCGCGTACGGCGACGTGGGCTGGCCCGCGAGGCCGGTCTGGTCCTGCATATGTGGGAGGCGCACCTCAAACACACCGACACGTGCCCGCAAGACTGCGTGCTCGACCGGCGCGATTCGGTGGAGACGTACGCGAAGACCAACCCGACGTTGAACGTCCGCCGTGCGGACGGGTCAATGGGCACCACGGTCGCGTTCCTCGACAAGATGCGGAAGGCGATGGCGACGTGGGATTTCGATCGGGAATTCCTCGGCGTCGGGGACTACCCCGCAGATGAAGGTTGGGCCGTATTCAACGAGGAATTGTGGAACGCGGGATTGGCCATCGGCGAAGAATACGCGCAGATCCAATTGGACGGTGCGCCTCGCCCGTTCGCCGTCGGCATTGATTCGACATGGGACGGATCTTCCACAGCGATCAGCATTGCTGCTATGCGCGGCGATGGCCGGTGGCATTGGGAGACGCTTAAGGTAGGTGCGGGCACGGGCTGGGTGGTCGACTATTGCGTAGCGTTGAACGCAAAGAAACCGTTGGCTTACGGCATCGACCCGAAAGGGACCTGCGCGCATTTGATTCCCGACCTGGAAGCCGCCACGAAACCCAACGGACGGCCGGCCAAGCTCCCGGTGTTCCAGCCGTCGTACCCGCAGTTCATCTCCGCGTGCGCCAAGGTGTTGTCTGTCGTCATGGAGACCGGCCAGTTCATCCATCTAGGACAGGACGACCTGACGGATTCGGTCCGCGTGATCGAAAAACGGGAACTCGGGCAAGGCCAGTTCGCGTGGAACCGCATCGACGCTAGCGGTAACACGGCACCGATCGTCGCGGTCACGGTCGCTGTTGCGGCTCACATCGCGTCGGGCGGCCGTTCACGGCGCAAGCCGTTGGTAGCATCCGCGTAGCATCCACCGACCCGGAGGCCACATGAGCACGGACACCGTTCCCCGGCCCCCGGACGTCACGGGATTCATCGAGACCCGGCCTGCGCCGGCCCCCGTCGATTGGCGCGGCATCGCCATCCTGTTGTTGACGGCGTTGCCCATCGCGTTGGCCTACATCGTCGGCTTGGTGGAACGGTGCGCCCGGATCACCATGGCCGCCGTCGCCGAGGCGTACCTGGCAGGACGAGGCATCTCCCGTGAGTAGATTCATCGATCGGGTGCGCGCCCGCGCATCGGCGTCTGGGACGTCGATGGCCACGCAATCGGACGGCCGGCGCGAAAAAGCGTTGAAGGCGTTCTCCATGCCGCCGTTCTGGTCTCAAGACGCGGCGCGGATCTCGTTGGGCACGTTCGCCAACAACCCCGGCACGGAGACCGGCGGCGAGGGTTTCGCGGACGCCGTCTCGCAGTTCTACCGGCAGAACGGGCCGTTCTTCTCATGCACCATGGTCCGCGCCCGCGTGTTCAACCAGGCCCGGTTCCTGTTCCAACGGATGCGGGACGGCCGCCCGGGTGATCTCACGTGGGACCCGTCGTTGCGCCTGTTCGAACGGGGTAGCCGGTTCCTGACGGAGATGGAAGTTGACGGGTCCCTGTCGGGGAACCACTACGCCACGGTGGTGGACGCCGACGGCAACATCGGCCGGGCGGCCCGGCGCAACAACCGGCCGGAACTGGTCCGGATGCGCCCCGATTGGTGCAAGCTCATCATCCGGTCGCCGTCGAAGAACCCGTTCAATGTGGACGCCCGCGTCATCGCCTTGGAATACGCGCCCCCAGGATCCGGCGATGACCCGCTGGTGTTGTTGCCGGATGAGTTCTCGCACTACGCGCCGGTGCCGGACCCGGTGGCGCGGTGGCGCGGCATGTCGTGGTTGACGCCGATCATCCGCGAAGCCCAGGCGGACAAGGCGTACACCTCCCACAAGCTGGCGTTCCTCCAAAATGGAGCCACACCGAACCTCGTCATCAAGATGTCGGACGACGTGGAAGACGAAGATTTCCAGGCGTTCGTCGACAAGTTCAAAGACGAGTACGAAGGCGCGTCCAACGCCTACAAGACGTTGTTCGTCGCCGGCGGCGCGGACGTCGTTCCACTGTCGATCGATTTCAAGCAGCTCGACTTGAAGGCGACACAAGGTCAGATCGAGACGCGTATCTGCATGGCGGCCGGCGTCCACCCGGCCATCGCCGGTGCCTCCGAAGGTCTGTCCGGGTCGTCGTTGAACGCGGGCAATTTCGGTGCGGCCAAACGGCTGTTGGTGGACACCACGATCCGGGACCTGTGGGGCCAAGCGGCCCCGACGTTGGAAGTGTTCGCGCCTCCGCCCGGCGAGGACCTGCGTTTGTGGTACGACGCGCGGGACATCCCGTTCCTGCGAGATGATGCCAAGGACGAGGCCGAGACGTTCAACCTGGCCGTGACGTCGGCGGCCCGTGCCGCCGAAGCGGGTTGGGACCCAGACGCGGCCGTCGCGGCGGCGGCCGTCTCGGACGTCCGCCTGTTGAAGGGCAAACACACCGGGTTGTTGTCGGTGCAGCTCCAAGAACCCGGTAGCCAGAACGCGCCGGCTTCCAACGGGTCCACGGCCGTGGACGCGCCCACTGTGGACCCCGAAAGGAGTGCCAATGCCAACTAAGCAGCTACAGGCGCGCGTGGAAATCAAGGACGAAGACAAAGGTCAGGTGGACCTCGTCTTCAGCACGTTCAACGTCATCGATAAGGACATGGACGTCACGGTGCCCGGGGCGTTCACCAAGGTGGATGGTGCCTGGGTTCCGGTGTCGGCGTACGGGCACATGTCGTGGGAAGGCAAGCTCCCGGTGGGCCGCGCGCAACTCAAGCAACGCGCCAAGGAGGCCGTGGCGTCCGCCGAGTTCTTCATGGACACGACCCACGGCGCGGACACCTTCCGTACCGTCAAGCGGTTGCACGAGAAGCAACTGGGCGATTGGAGCTACGGCTACAAGGCCAACAAGTTCAGCTTCGGCGAGTTCAAGGGTCAACGCGTGCGATTCCTCGAGGAACTCGGCGTGGACGAAGTGTCGCCAGTGCTTGTCGGTGCGGGGGTCAATACCCGTACGCTAACCGCGAAGGGCGCGAAGCCCGGCGAAGACAACGCGAGGGGCGGCGGCCGGATGTACACGGGCGTGATCGGTCCACACGAGACGGATACGGCGGATGGCCTGTGGGTGCCGGACGACGTCCTCAAGGCGTTCGGCATCGAACCGGAGCTGAAGGACCTACGCAAGTCGTTCGCGTACCACGACCCGGACAGCGACCCGGAACGCGTTGCGTCGTACGGGTTCTTGCACCACGACGAAAAGGGCCAGGCGAACATCCGCGCCTGCCTGATCGGCATCGCCGGTCTGAATGGAGCCAAGCACGCGGGACCGTCCGTAGAGGACGACGACGCGCGCAAGGCGGTGTACGACCACTTGGCGGCCCACCTCCGGGACGCCGAGTTCCCCGTTCCGGACCTGCGGTCCGGCGACGGACAACTGAAGATGAACGACGAGGCGGTGGTGGTCCTAGCGGACCTGATGTCGTTCTCGTCGTACGCGGCCGAGGTTGGCGCCTCACGCCGTATGCGCGGCAAGGGTTTGACGCGGAGTACCGAGATGATCCTTGGGTGGATCAAGGAGGAACTGAAGCGCCTGGAGTCCATCGTGGACGACCCGAACGCCGGGCTGGGTGACCTCGTCATCCAGCGCATCCGTGACCAGCACCTAGCGAACCGACTGTGAGGCGTCAGTAATGCCCATGCCCGCACTGAAGGACGCCCTCGAGCGCAAGCGCGCCGTGGACGCCGACCTGGACCGCGTGTTCCGCGCGGCCACCGACAACAACAACGAGCTCGACCTCAAGCGCGTGCCGGACGCCGAACTGCCGTCCGGCGTCAAGACGTCGCACGACCTGCGCGGCTGGGTGCTCGAGCGCAACGCCGAGTCCACGAAGTACGCCAAGGAGATCGAGGAACTCAAGGCGGTCGAGGCGGCGGCCGAGGCGCGGCGCAACGGCCGGGAACACACCGGCGGCATCGGCCACGAGAACGGCGACGACGCCGGCCAGAAGGGCAGCGGTTGGGGCGGCGACGGCGCGGAGATGTCCGTCGGTGGCCTCTTCACCAAGTCGCACGCCTTCTCGAATCTGAAGGGCCGTTCCACCGGCGACCTGTCCACCCTGGACATCGAACTCAAGACGCTGATGACCACGGCGGCCGGGTGGACCCCCGAGGTCACCCGTACCGGCCGGGTCGTGGATTTCGCCACGCGTCCTCTCCAGGTGGCGCAGCTTCTCCCGCAGACGACCACGCGGCAGAACGCCATCCAGTACATGGAGGAGACGACCTACACGAACAACGCGACCGAAATCGCGGAGGCCGGCACGTTCCCCGAGGCGGCGCTGGTCCTCACCGAGCAGTCGGTGCTCGTCCGCAAGATCTCCGTGTTCCTGCCCGTCACCGACGAACAGCTCGAAGACGAGACGCAGGTTCGCGGCTACATCGACAACCGCCTCGGGTTCATGGTCCGTCAGCGGCTGGATTCTCAGCTGCTCGTCGGCAACGGCACGGCCCCGAACCTGCGCGGCCTCAACAACATCGCCGGCATCCAGACGCAGCCGCGCGGTACCGACCCGGTGCCGGACGCCGTCTACAAGGCCATGACCAAGGTGCGGACGATCGGCCAGGCCGAACCCAACCTGGTGGTCATGAACCCCAATGACTGGATGGGCATTCGGCTGCTGCGTACGGCGGACGGCATCTACATCTGGGGCAACCCGTCGGATTCGGGACCGGAACGGGTCTGGGGCCTGACGGTGTCGCAGGCGCAGGCGCAGACCGCGCAGACGGGCATCGTCGCGGACACCCAGTTCATCGAGCTGGCGACCCGGCGCGGCCTCGACATCCAGGTGTCGAACTCGCACGGCACGTTCTTCATCGAGGGCAAGCAGGCCATCCGCGTGGACATCCGGGTGGCGCTCGTCGTGTACCGCCCGGCCGCCGTCTGTACGGTCACCGGTCTGCCGTGATCTGACGGTGCCCGGCCGTCCGGTGCGGTCCGGCCGGGCACCGTCTCTGGGAAGGGGAACGAATGCCAGTCATCAAGGGCGGCAACGTCATCACGGGTGGAGACGGTCAGGTCCGGGGCGCGTTGCACGGGACCGGCGCACCGGCGGCGAACTACGGTGCCGGCACCGTGGACCGTGGTGCGATGTACATCAACGACACGACGGGCGTGCTGTACATCTGTACGGCCACCAACGGCACGACCACGGCCACGTGGTCGGTGCTCGGTCCGGGCGCAGGCCCGTAAGGAGACGCGACATGCAGGCGAAGGAACGGCTCTACTCCACAACCGACGGACGCATCGTCCGCGAGGGCGACCCGGCTGGTGCGTTCCTCGTGTACGCCGTGGGCGACCAGGTGGGCGAAGACCACACCGACCAGGTGTCGCGGTTGGTGCGGCCGACCGGTGTCACGTCGCAGGCGTTCCACGACGCCGACGCGCGCGACACGCTGCGCGTGCGGCAGGCGGACCCGACCCGGGCCAACATCGCGGCCACGGCCACGGCGTTGGCCGACGACCCCACGGCCCCGGTGCTCATGCATGACCGGTTGGCCACCGAGGTGGCCGACGAGGCGCGGGAACGGGCCAACCGGGACGAGGCCCTCGAGGCGTCGTCCACCACGACCAACAAGCGGCTGTACTGGAACGCCGACCGGGACGCTCTCCTCCCCGAGGGCCACCCGGACGGGGCGTTCCTCGCGTACGCGCCGGGCGACAAGATCCGGCGCGGCCACCTCGACATGTTCGAATCGGCGTCCGACATGGACGACGACACGGAGGCTGTCCGCGAGGAGTCGACTACGCCGTCCGGCGAGGCCACGTCGGGCGTCTCGGCACCGGCCAAGGCCGCCAAGCCCGTACCGGCCAAGGCGACACCCCCGAAGGCCCCCGCCTCCAACA